CCTCACGAATCGCCGCCTGCATGGCCGCCATTAATGTCGCTTTATTCATCACGCCCCCTTACGCCGGATCGGTCCAGGTGGTTGCGCCGGATTGCTTGCCCGTCGCAATGGCTTTCAACGTGCTTGAGCCTTCCGGTTCCGCCACTTTCCACCCCGCCAACACAATCTTAAATTCACCCACCGTGCCGTCGGACAAAGTAAGCTTGAAATCCACCGTTTGACGGGCACGCGCCGCATCACGCAACATTTGCTGGCCGGGGTCCGCCTGGTTTAAGATCACCTGGACGGTTTTGTCCGGGCCTTCAGCAATGTCCGCAATGAATTCTTTGGTGGTTTCTTCCATCGCCGTCGAATCCACGAACCCGCCTTCCTCGCCGGTTTCACCGATACCAATCACCCCTTTAATCTGGGTAAAGGCCGGGGTGGCCTGCATGTCGGAAATTTCCAGTTTTGAGCCTGCGCCTAACGTCGCTTGAGCCATAAATCACCTCTCTGAAGATACAAAAAAGGCCGCTTGCGCGACCTGGGTTAACTAAATTCAATCTGATAGACCAACACCAAGCTGGCGCGACTGGCGTCGTCTTCGGAGCTGTACCGCCATCGCTGCAAGGCATGTCCATGAACCAGCCCGTCTAACTGACGGTTGGCTTTCATCGCGTGCTCGACCGGTTCCATCAGCCCATCCAACACCCCATCCGGGTCGCTGATCTCTTCAGTGCTGGCCTCAATCACCAACTCAGCGGCATCGTTTCGGCCGTCAAAGGCTTCATAGCCCACATCCCCGTCGGCCATGTAAATCAACACCTGGTCGCTGTCGCCATCGGCACGGCGGGCCAGCTTCACCGAAACACCGGGCAAAGCGGCTTGCACCAACGCCAGCACGGCGGTGCGCACTTGACTGCGTTGTGTCGTGGTTGTCATCGGGTTAAACGCTCCAAACGAAATTGAAATTCATGTTCCAGCAACTTGGGCAATTCCTCGCGCACAATGCGCGGCCCAAACCGCCGTAACGCGGTGGTCATCAAGTCCGAGACATCAATGGTCACCACCTCCAACGGATAACGGTCGGCCGTGGTCCGCTGAAAAATCTGTTCTTTACCGCTCTTTCGAACGGTGGTTTTAAAGGCGTGCGGGTACTTGCGACCGGCGGCAGAAATACCGCCACGCTTCAACACCCGATGCTTTAAACTGTGCACACTGATCGGTCGGGTGTAACCCGTGATCACCGCTTTCTGGGTGCCCGGCTTTGACCGACGCAAAAAGAACTTACGGCGCACATGCTTGGCGGGCACCTTGCTTTGCTTGGCCACCGAGCGGACACTTTCGGTTTGCACCCGCTTGCCCACTTTATTAATGGCCGCGCTGGTCGCTTTCGGAATCTCCGAGCTTTTCAATTTATCCAAGCCCCGAATCCACTGACTCAAGCCATCTTGCGCCATAGCTACACCGTTTTTTCCTGGACCACATACGAGCGAATGCCGTCTTGATCCGTGTGGGTATGGGACACCGTAAAGCGCACCGAACCGGCCAGCATCTGGTCGCCTCGACGCAACGTGGCCACCGTATCCAACACCGACACCGTGGTGGCGTTGGTGATCACCTGACCCTCACCGCCAACCCATTCCACACCCCGGTCGACAATGATCCGAATCGGGTCCGGCTCCGCCGCTTGACCCGAACGGGTCAGTACCGCATCCTCACCGAATTGGTCAAACAAGGCGGCGTCCATCGACGCCACCCCCGCATCCCAAGCCATTACTTCTTGGTCGACGCTTTTGCCTTCGGCGCGTCTTTCACTTCAGCGCCCTCGTCCGCCGGTTTCGCTGCACCGGCAATGATCAGGCTGTTCGCCACATCAATCGGCAGCTCTTTCACATCGCCTGCATTACCAAACTGACCTGGACCGATCACCGTCCCACGAATAATTTCCACTTTTTTCACGCTCATACTGTTGCTCTCGCTGTATCAAACACACAAACAAAAAAAAGCGGACCGAAGCCCGCTTTTCACTGGATTACCGACGGATTAAACACCCACCACAAACTGCTCTGGTCGAAGCACCGCCACATCCGCCAACTGGTGACACCCGATGTCCAGACCACCCGTCGAAGAATTGCGCTCTGGGATCATTTCCACCATGCCCCAGGTGCCGACCATCACCTGACTGAAGTCACCAAACACCGACGTGTTCGCCGGAAGCTGCGTTGAACTGTGTGGGGTGTAGCCGTTACAGTCGTTTCCTTCAATAATGAAGCGACCCGAGCCTGCATCCTTCACTTTGGATTTAAGCTCCGACAGCACCGACGGACGGAACGCATACGCCAATTGACCCAACAGTCCGTCGATGTCGTCCAACATGCCTTCCATCTTCACAATTTCAGACCAAACCGGAATCTTGCCCACGGCATCCGCCAACGTCAGCGTCTGAACACCGGCCGTATTCAGTAGGCCCAGCGGCTGATTACTCGCCCCCGACCCCTGGAAACCGGCCTTGTCGATTTCCAACGCAATACCGCCCAACATGCTGCGGCGCACCAACTGCTCAATGGCTGGGCTGGATTGACGCATCAATTCAAAGGTCAGATTTACCTTGCCGCCCACGTGTTTCGGCGACAACGTCACATTACCCACCGGCACATCCGAGTTCGAGGCGTTCGCGCCTTCCGCCAACCAACCAAAGCTGGCATCGCCGGTTTGTTTCGGAATCGACACATTGCCGTTCAAACCAGACAGGAACTGCGCACCCAAGCGGCCCAACAAGGTCGCCGCACGCAAGGTTTCAACAAACTGGCTGGCCATGTGCATCGTGCCCACCAGACCCGCGCCAGTGGTCGTATCGGCACGTTGACCCGAGGTCGCCAACACATCCACCGGCACCATCAGACCGCCTTGCATCGCAGCCCCTTCACTGTTCGCCATACGCGCCAGCTCTTGCGACACCTCACGCTCAAAGCCCGCTTGCGACCAGTCGCCGGTTAACTGCGCATTTAAGGCACGCACCAACGAGTAGTCACCGTCGTGACGTTCCAGCATGTCCTGACTGGCCACCGCAGCGGCCGGGGACGGTTGCTGGGCCGCAATGTCGAACGCTTCCGAACGGAACTGGTCCAACGTCATACCATCGGCAATGGCTTTCGATTCCAGGTCGGTTAAATCAAACGGCGCACTGCGGGCCGCTTCGGTAATGTCAGCAATACGCTGACGTTCTTCGGCGCGCACTGCGTCGACGTTAATCACCGCCGGGGCAGCACCGCCCGCTGGTGTGGTTTGATTGCGTTCGCCATCGGCTGGCGCTTGAATAGGATCTGGCATCTGCTCACTTCCTTCTGTTAATTCGTTTAGGTTGTTGTCTTCGCTGTCTGCGCTGCGCCCCACACCCACCGTGGCGTCCGCTGGCACAGATACAAAGGAAATTTCTGTCGGCGTGTATTTCGTAATCAAGAACGTATCAGGCTCGCCGTCTTCGCCTCGGACTTGCTCAAAATCGTGAATCAGATAATGGAAACTGACCAAGGTGCGAATGCCATCTTTAACGTCCTGAAATTCTTCTTCGGCGCGTGGATTGCTACTGAATCGCAACAGCGCTCGGCCCTTTCGGTCGGCAGCCACCCGTGCGGACTCCACGACACCCACCTGGAGGCTGCGATCATGA